TAAAAGTAAAATAAAGGTTGATTATCAAAATGGAGCAATCAAGATTATATTGCCCAGAATTAAAATTGAAGAACAAAAGCCACAAAAAGTCAAATTGCTATAAGATAAGTGTTGACAATTGATATATCTTCATACAATATATCAGTGTTAAAGGTTATATAAAGTTCCAGTTCTTATGATAATTGGATGGTGGAGGGTGATATTGAGTTCAATCGCCCCCAATTCAGCCTCACAGAAATGTGAGGCTGTTTTTATATATAACTTTATAATAAGTCATCGCAATGGTCAGTAATGTTGATATTTATATGTTCAGATAAATTATATATACAACATGAGATTTTTAGCATATTTAGTATTATTGAGTGCAATTGTTATATCTGCGTGCGGTGCTTATTTTAGCATCGTTGGTTTGAAACTGCTGTTTGTTGGTGGCGGCATATCCATTATAATAATGGGAAGTGCTCTTGAAATTGGTAAACTTATTACTGCCACATTTCTCAAACAAAAATGGAACGACATAGGGTTGTGGATGAAAACATACATGACATTGGCTACATTTTTTCTTATGTTTATAACATCAATTGGTATATATGGATATTTGAGTGCGGGATATACTACCACATCCATTGCTGTACAAGGCTATGAACGTCAAATAGAAGCAAATATAACCAATATCAATGAAATGGATAAAGAGATAGCATCATTGAAGACATCAACTTATAATGAAGCAGAAATACGATCTATTGAAGACAACAGAAAGAAAATAATTGAACAGCGTACTTTGCTTATAAATCAAAAGAGTCAGCAAACAGAAACTATAAGAAAATCAACTGACACAAACAAAGATGCTTCATCTGATATAATGTCTGCAAAACAAGCATTGGAACTTTCCAAAGCATCTACAGATTCTGATATTGGCAGAGAACTTGAACAAATAAAACTGTATAATTCACGACTTGAGATATTGGACAAAGAAGTACAAAAATGGATAGATCAAGGAAGTGGAAACATTTTCAAAAAAGGTGGTTTGGACAAAGCACGAGAAATCAAACAATCACAACAAAAAGAACGTGATGACATTGATACTCAAATAAAATCTTCACAAGACAGAATAGAAAAACTTCGTCAGCAATATGCTGGTCAAGTAAAAGAATATAATGATCGTGTGGTAGCAATTGAATCTCGCAGCAAATCTCAAAGAAGTGAAATAGATACAAATATAAAGAATGTTGAAAAAGAAAGTGCTGAAATTGCTGCGTCTATAATAGCATACAACAAAGAAACAGATGAAAAGATTGCTACATTAAACACCAAAAAAGGTGAAATGACTGAACAAAGTAAACAAAAGATATCTGAATATCAAAATAATATACAAGCGTTGCGAGCACAAAATACCGAAACACAAGAAAAGATTGTTCATACAGATGTTGGTACATTCAAATTTATTGCTAAAAGTCTAAACATTCCATTGGACGATGCAGTTAATTATTTTATTTGGACCATTATTGCTGTGTTTGATCCATTGGCAATATGTTTAATTTTGGCGTTTAATACACTGATTAAAAAAGATGAAAAATCTGAAAATAAACAACAACCAAAGATTGTGACAGAGCCAGAACCGACATCAACATCCACGCCGACAACTGCACCAACGTCCACACCAGAACCAACATCCACGCCGACGCCGACAACTGCACCAACATCCACACCAGAACCAACACCAACGCCCGACGCAGTTGCAGAAGATGTTTTGGTCAATGAATCTGTTGTGGTTGATGTTGTTGTATCACCAGAATCAATTTCGCCAGACGGCACGCTCAGAACATCGCTGCCACCGGCACCAATCAATCCACATGGCATATCAAGTGGCAAAGTTAAAATGCACAAAGAATAATTCTTTACATTTTGTTTATTATATATTGACAATATAAACATTTAGCATATATATGTGAATTGTATATACGACCATTCACAAAATATGAGTTACAAAATTGTCAAAAATAAAGATATTCTACACAAGAAAACCGAACCAGTATCAACAATACAAGAAGGCGAAGAAATAGCCAAAAAATTGATAGAGGCTTTGGATACACTTTCACATGGTATTGGTCTTTCTGCCATACAAATAGGAATACCCAAGGCGGTATCAATTGTAAGAGTTCGTAAAGATAATCCGCCTATTATTCTAATGAACCCAACAATTGTTGAGGCAAGTAAAGAAAAACTCATATTCACCGAAGGTTGTTTGAGTTTGCCCGGCAAGCTTACCAACACAGTTCGTTCATTGAAGGTCACGGTGTCCACTCTCAATCACGCCAATCCTCTTTCATTTGGACCAGATACAGACCCCATCACCCAAGAATCTGTGGGCAAGGATTTGGGCTTGCTAGAAAGTATATGTATTCAGCATGAAACAGATCATACCAACGGAGTGTTGATGATTGATGAAGGCATTCGTTTTGTTCCAACGGTCGAGAAAAAAGTGAAACATGGAAGAAATGACAAAGTTATGGTGGAAAAATCCGGAGAAACTCAATATATAAAATACAAGAAGGCTTTGGAACTCGTGGAGCAAGGCTGGAAAATTCTATAATATGAACATAAACATTGATAACCTTGAAGAAATAAAAGAACTGCTTGAACATGCACTTGAACGACACAGTTGGCCAGCCGTCGAAGATGCTCTAACAATACTAAAAGAAGAACTTGGTTATGAAGCCGAGGAACTTGAAGAAGACGAGGAATAATTTATGTGGATAACAATATTAATGGTTTTGTTTTTCATCTCAACATGTGCGTTGGGATATGCATGCTACAACATGCTAAAAAAGATTGAAGTACATGAAGAATGGATTGATCAATATCGTTCCGAAATAAACAATGTGTATAAACGCTTAAAAATGGTCGATGACAAAAATTTGTTTGAAAAAGACGATGATGTTGGATTTGTTTTTTCAGAAATATTACGTGTGACAGAAGAGTTCAATGAAAGCATCAAATAAAAATGAATAAACTTAAAAAAATCGGCAAATCTAAAAAGATTGCAAAAAAATCTAAGCCAACAAAAAAAGTTGTCAAAACTCAAAAGCCTAAAAATAAAATCAAGAAACAAACTGTGCATACTGAGGAGTTTCATGTAAATGAAAAGATTTCTCGCCCACGTGGTAGACCAAAAGGAAAAAAGAATAAAAAAGAGGCAGTTGAAGGAGTTGAAAAAAAGGTCTCAAATGTATACTTTACTCCAGACACAGAATCGGCAATTGTTGCTTATAATGAAACCGAAGATCCAAAGGAAAAGGATAAAATATACAACGAAAAGATACAAGGTGCTTTTGGTAAAATAGCCGAAAATATTTATAATACATTCAAGTTTAGTTATGCTGATGTAAGTCCACTTGATATTCAGAAACAAGCCATTTCACATATGGTTGCAAACATGAGCAAATATGAAAAAGGAAAAGGCAAAGCATTCAGTTATTTTAGTATTGTAGCCAAACATTGGTTTATTTTGGACAATAATACAACATATCGTCGTTTCAAGAAACACGTTGAGATTTGTGAACAAACCGGAGACTCTGGTGAGTTTGTGGTTCAACCAGAACACGAAAAACAAGAAAGTGAAGCACGTGAATTTATCAAACTCATGGTCGAATATTGGGACCAAAATGTGGGCAAGTATTTTACCAAAGATCGTGATTTGAAGATTGCAAATGCAGTTGTTGAAATATTCAGAAATGCTGATCGTATTGATATATTCAATAAAAAAGCATTGTATCTATATATACGAGAAATCGCAGACTGCCAAACTCAACACATTACAAAAGTTATAAATAAGCTCATGGAGCCACAGCGTAAAATACGAGAGGAATATTATAACACCGGAAAAATAACTGGTATTGATGCTTGACAACCAACGTTAAAATACTCACTCAATAACTATTTATAGGCATGGAAACGTATGAATTTGAGATTTACAAGGGAAAAAGTTTTGCTTCTTTGTGTAAAGATATTATAAATAACTCGGAACAAAAGAAAGATCAGTTGGACATATTGATTACCGACCTAAAAGACATGATCAAGACTGTAAATGACGCTGTTACAATCGTTCCGTTGCTCAAGGAATATTTTGATGTGTCTGTGCGCAATGATGAGCAACTAATCAAACTTGCCGCAATTATTCAACGATTGATGTCTGGTAAGGTTGGACCGGACGGCGAAGGTGGTGGTACAATATTGACAGAAGAAGAAAAAAAGCAACTCATGTCGGCTATAGAAGAAACCGCCAAAACAATGAAGTCTCCAGAAAAATCAAAAGCAGAACCTAAATAATGTCATACACAGAAACAGAACGCAGAAGTGACCTCAACATAAAGCAAGATGACATGCTTGCTTCAAAAAGGTTCGTTATTGAACGCAAACCTGATACAAGTTATTTCTTTGAATTGGAAGAAGCGGTGGTGCTGGATATTATATTGGACGATAAACATCCCGCATTTACAGATGAATTGGATGCTAACGATTTTCCACCGAACATAGATGGCAGTGAACCGGTTGCTGGAACAAATGATTATGGTCAAGTTGGTGCAATAAAATTTAGATTCTTGAACAGTGAAAGAGGTAAAGATAAAGAACAACTTGGTTGGGCATATCCAATTGAAAATACTGGTATAACCGAGTGGCCGTTGATGAATGAAATGGTGATTGTTGGTAGATATATGGAAAGCTATTTTTATTCTCGTAAATTAAACTTCAAATCGGTTGTAAATAGCAATGCCAGTTTTATAACTGAGCGCGTTTCTGGTTGGGTAGATCAAAATACAGATGAATACAACAACGGAGAACCATACACTGGACCAAAATCGACATTGAATTTTTCTGGTGGAGAAAATTATACAGGAGTATTGGGAAACTATTTTAAATTCAATCCAAAGATTCGTGCTCTAAAAAGATATGAAGGAGATACTATATTAGAATCAAGATTTGGATCTTCTATAAGATTTGGAGCATATGATGACAACAGAAACAATGACAATGGTATAGAAGGGGAATATGAAGATGGCGGTGGAAATCCAAAGATTCTACTGCGTAATCGTCAGGCACCAATAAAAAATCCAGAAGGTTTCACATCAAAAGGATATACCGAAGAAGATATAAATAAAGATGGATCGTCTGTTCATATAACTTCCGGAAAAACTGTTTCAAAATTTAAAACGACATGTCAGAAAATTATGTTTTCAAAGTCGATTAAACAAGAACAACCAAAGTTTTCTCCGGACGGATCAACCGACTTTGATTATCCAAAACAAGATGGCGAACAAATTGTAATCAACAGCGATAGATTAATTTTCTCGTCCAAAGCAAATGAGACTATACACTTTTCAAAGAAAAGATATGCGATTGTAACGGACGATGAGTATACAGTCGATTCTAATAAGCAAATAGTTTTAACGACAAATGAAAAAACTGTATTGAATTCTCCTTTTATATTTCTCGGAGAATTTGAACAAGCTGCCGAACCCGTGTTACTTGGTAGAACCACAACTGCATGGGATATGGCTTTGTGCGATTGGATATTACTACAAACAGAGTGGATGATTGAACTGTGTGAAGAGTGGTTGGCAAAACATGTGCATGATTTAGATTCTCGCAAAGACGTTCAAGTTGCGCCAAAAAGTGAATGGGTATCAAAATTAAATAGGCATATTTCAGATTTAAAAAAATTGAGAGAAAAGTTGATAGAGCTGCGTGATAGAGCACCGAAGAATATGAGCAATCGAGTATTCACAGTTGGAGGTGGTGGTGCACCGGGTCAAAAAGGTGGAGAATTGGTTCCAGATTCTGCGAGTGATGTCAATCAATCCAGTGAAGAAAATAAAGAAATGGGCAAATCAAAAATTGCTCCTGTAGATATAACCAAGAAAAAATACAAAATAGAATTGATTTATTCTGGTGGTGGAGAAAAATCGCCACTAAATCCGTAATATGCCAGAAATTCCATCGTTCAAGTCCCCGACCGTTCCAACCCTTCCCAATTTGTCGTTGAGTGGAGCCGCCGGTGCAACATTGCCATCAACAACCGCGTTGTCTTCAATTGGAACGAATGTACCTTCAATACCATCGGTTGGTGGTATTGGACAATCATTAACAAGCAATATTCCAGACGCCGGTGCATTAAAGTCTGCGGTACCAACTTTCTCGTCACCATCGTTACCAACAGATTTGGCGTCGAGCACTCAAACACAATTGGCAGCAAAAATTCCAAAGTTTGATTCTAAAATTGATTTACCAGAAGTTGAAACTGGGAAGTTGGGGTTATTGTCATCGCCAACCGATCTTGGTGCATTTAAAGAAAAAACAATGAGTTCCTTGAGTTCAATGGTTCCACCGTTTACACCGGGTGTAAAAATAAGTGCACTAAATGATTTGGCTGATAAAAAATCTGCATTGATGAGTAGCTTAAAAAGTGCGGCGGGGGGAGCACTGGGTGCTGCGGCTGGGGGAGCATTGGGTGCTGCTGCGGGTGTGGCATTGAGTGGAGGAAATTTAAAAAATATTGCCAAATCTGCCTTGGGCGGCGCGGTTGGTGGTGCCGTTGGAAACCTCGCAAGTCAGGCTGGTTTGAAAGGAAACATAGCCGGTGCTCTTGGTTCTGCGGCTGGAACTCTTGCGACGGGGGGTAACTTAAAAAACGCAGCTATGAGCGCGGGTGGGGGGTTGGTTGCGAGCACTCTAACTAGTAAGTTGGGAGGTGGAGTTATTGCAAGCTCGGTGGGAGCGTTTGCTGGTGCAAAAATTTCGGGGGCGTCAACAAAATCTTCTATTGTTGGTGGACTTACTGCTGGTGCTGGGGCTTTTGCCGCACAAAAGATATTTTCAATTTCAAGCGCACCAACTGCCGGTGCTACGACGGTTGCAGAAAAAACTGCAAACATACCATCAAACGTGGAATTAGTGACTGCAACAAATAGCAAACCAGAATCCATGCCGCAGTCTATTCCACCCCCAAGTCCAATCGCGACGATAGACGAAGATACTGGGAAAGTTGTACTTTCCAATACCGATCCAGCTAATTTGACCACAGTCAAGGAAACAGTAATCGGAGGCGGGTCAAAAACAAAATACGCAGACAAATATAATCCAGATACTGGGAAATATGAACCGGTACCGTCCAAAATAGAACCTTCGACAAAAAAAGTAACCACGACGGTTGTTAATAAATCAACGGGAGAAGTTATTTCTAGTGGTACGGAAAGTACCGAAATTACCGCAGAACAAGCCAAAAAAGAAACGAGTAATAAAAACCCGTCGCCACCAAAACAAATGGTAGAAACAAAGTCCGCGCCAATTATTTTGCCAAGGCCAATAAGCCCTGTATATATATTGAATACAGATATCTATGGTAATGAATATTTAACACTGTCGAACAAAAGTGAAAGTATAATACCTGTTGACTCCGAGCTTGTTTCAATGACTGGTACCAAGGACATTTTAAGTTTAAAATATGCCGATGGGTCAAAAACAGAAGTATATAGTGCAGCTTTATCTGTTCAAAAATTTGGACATGGGTCCAGAGAGTCGGATACTATCGCAGTCGATACATTATCAGATGGAACAACGTCTATGTATGCAACAATCGAGATGTCCAAAGATTATTCGCTTCCAGATGAGGAAGATTCTCCGTATTTTGTAAAAAATCCAGATGGTTCAATTACATACACATTTTCGGACGGCACAACTGCTACAGAAATGCCGTCTGGTGCAAAGAGTTTATTTAACATAAATGGAGTGTCGGCTGAAATTGATATTCCAGCCCAGGTACAACCATCCACGTTAGAAATACCATCGGATCAATTGGAAAAAAGTAAAGAATTTAGAAAAAAGATTTGGACAGAAAAAAACTACGGTGGAAAGAAAAAAGACAACAATGGAAATTATATAAAATATACTTTGTCCGAACCAGTTCTCGACCCCGATGGCAAACATACATATAAAAATATAAAAACTGAGCAGATTGTTTCCGAAACTATATATTATGCAGTCAAAGATCCCGAAAACTATACCGAAGTAAGAAAGAAAATGCCAGAAACAATAATTCAAAAGGAAAAAGTCGATGAGCAATTTGAAAAAGAATGGAATGACACAATCGTCAAAGAAGTAAAAAATCAATACTCAAAAAAACTTGCAGATAAATACGAAGCGTTGAACAGGGGTGAGCAAGTTAAAACCGCTGAATCTATTGATAAGATGCATATAATAGAAGTTACGAGGTCAGGATTTAGGGCAAAGCGAGAATCTTACAAAGTAATGAAGGTGAGAGTTTATAAAAAAACAGAGGAAGTACCCTAACAACTTTTGAAATAAGTTAATATTTATATAAGGAATCATATATATGAACAAGAAAGAACTAGTAGAAATCATCAGAACGGTTGTACGAGAAGAGATCAATAACTCTCTTCCTCAATATCTTATGGAGGTATTGGCGGAGAGAATCACCGCCCAGCCAGTTATTACCGAACAAAAAGAACCATCTCAGGCTTCTGCACAAAGAAATAAGCCGTTGGTTACTTTCGAGGCACCTATCAAGAAATCGCCGGTACAAGCACCAAGAACTTTTTCGTCAAACCCAATATTTAACCAAATATTGAACGAGACGGTTGGCGGAGTACCGGAAGAAAATTCGGCATCCGTTCCGTCTGTTATAGACACCATAAAAAATATGCCAAAAGAAGTGTTGGCCGAAAACAAGGATATTGCTGCCGTGGCCAATGCAATGACCAGAGACTATTCCAAATTGATGCGGGCGATAGATGCCAAAGCAAAGTCCGGTAGACCTGCATAAAAATGGCAAATACAACACAGACTTATGGTATAGTGCTTCCCATCACACATGGTCCGCAGGGTTATTTTAACCAAAGTCATAGTGTAATTGAACAAGTAAAATCCAACTTAAATTTGTTGTTAAAAACAAAAAAGGGAGAACGCAGAATGAATCCAGATTTTGGTTCTGGGTTGTGGAATGTTTTGTTCGAAAATATGTCAGATGACATGGCTCCAATTATTGATAGTACTATTCGCAGAGACATTGCCAAATGGATGAGTTATGTGAATGTGCAATCTGTATCTGTGTTGAATAACAAAGATAATAATTATAATCGCTTGGATGTGTCTGTTGTATTCACCGTTCCATCCATTGGAGTTTTTGAACAACAAACATTGCAGGTTGGTATGAACACAAATAATATATGATTTTAGACACACCAAAATCTTTTCAACCGGGAAAAAGAGATATTAAATATCTCAGCAAGGACTTCTCTCAATTGAAGCAGTCTTTGATTGATTTTTCTAAAACATATTATCCAAACACATACAAGGACTTTAGTGATGCTTCGCCGGGCATGATGTATATTGAAATGGCGGCTTATGTTGGTGATGTATTATCATACTACATAGATTATCAATTCAAAGAATCTATGTTGGTTAATTCAGAAGAGCGTCAAAATATTATTGATTCTGCTCGTTCGTTGAGCTACAAGTCAAAACCAACCGCACCCAGCGTCACAAATTTTGATGTATATCAATTGGTGCCATCAAAAATTTCAGAAGACGGTAGCATTGTTCCGGATATGAGTTATGCTCAAATCATAAAACCGGGTATGTCTGCTACCAGCGATTCTGGCGTTTCGTTTTTAACAAGTGTGCCGGTGGACTTTACCGTAGATACTCAGAACGATCCACTTGAAGTTTCTGTATATCAACGCAACGCTGCTGGTCAGCCAGAATTTTATGTATTAAAAAAGTCCGCTGAAGCATTTTCGGGTCAATTGATAACCAAGACCGTGAGCATATCAGCACCATCTCCATTTTATAAAATATATCTTTCTGAAACAAATATCATTGAAGTTTTTGATGTATATGATTCTGACGGAAATCGGTGGCATGAAACAGATTATCTTGCACAAGATTTGGTGCCAATTGAAAGTGAGAATATATACAAAAACGATATGTCACTTTCTTCACACAGAGACACCGTTCCGTTCTTGTTGAAGTATCTTCGCACATCCAAACGATTTGTTACAGGAGTTGAATCAGACAATACAACATTCTTAGAATTTGGTTCCGGAACAAATATTGCCGACGACGAGATTATTGTTCCAAATGTATATACGGTTGGAAAGCCAAACACATTCAGAAATGAGAGCATAAACTATGACCCAGCAAACTTTCTGTCGTCCAGAGCATTTGGACAAGCTCCAAGCAACACAACATTGACCGTTCGTTATATAACCGGCGGGGGATTGGAAAGCAATGTTAACGCCAATACTATCAAGAACATCACCAACGTGGAATTCTTTGGAGATATCACAGAATTGCCGGTATTTGATCGGGGGTTGACAAATTTAGTTAGACGTTCTGTAAAAGTAAACAACCCAGTTCCTGCTTCTGGTGGTCGCGGTTCAGAAACCAATGATGAAATTCGCAACAATGCATTATCAAGTTTTTCTGCACAAGGCCGAGCAGTGACCCAAAAAGATTATGTTGTAAGAACATACGCAATGCCTTCAAAATACGGTTCAATTGCCAAAGCATATGCCGTAGCGGATACCAACTTGGATTCTTCGTATATTCAACCACAACCAAACCAATTGTCTGTGAATTCATTTGCACCGGAAAATACAAATCGCAAGAATATCAACCAAAATAATCCATTTGCTATCAATCTATATTTACTTGGTTATGATACCAATCAGCGTTTGATAAATACCAACGAGGCAATTCGTCAAAATCTCAAGAACTATCTCAATCAATATCGCATGTTAACAGACAGTGTAAATTTATTGGATGGATATATAATAAATATCGGGGTGGACTTCACCATCATTGCTTATAAAAATTATAACAAACGTGAAGTATTGGCAAACTGTTTAACTTTGGTGCAACAATTCTTTGATATAAACAATATTCAGTTCTGTCAACCAATTAATCTTAGTCGTTTGGAGCTTGAAATTGCCAAGATCGGCGGTGTACAATCTGTTTCTTCGTTGAAAATCAAAAATTTGACATTACGGGATGGTGATTATTCTCCATACGAATATGATATAGTCAAAGCTACATTGGATAAGGTGGTATATCCATCAATTGATCCGTCTATATTTGAAGTAAGATTTCCAACAAAAGACATTGTGGGACGTGTGAGTTAATTTAGGTCAAATTTATTGGTTGGGGCGTATATTTATAATGTAAAGAACATAGTATATGCATTACTTTTTATATCCAACCAAAGACACCACCATCAGCAACGATCCGTCATATATGTTCAAGAACATGGGGTTGGATGAAATTCTTGAAGTGGAAAAACGGGTGTCTTATGGCAGCTGCTCAAGCAATAGTACATATTCCACATTGATTTCATTTACCAGTTCAAGCATTGAACTTTTGAGTGGATCTATGTCAGGCTCTTTTAATTCAGGCTCAACCGATCCAAAAGTTGTATCAAGTTCATATATTCAAACCAGTCAAGTTACTCAAGGTGCTGTATTGTCCAGAGCATTGTTGCAATTTGATTTGAGCGACGTGTCTGCTTCTATAGTATGCAACGAAATAGTAAATCCTCGTTTTTATCTTGTTCTCAAAACATGTGAATCTAAAGAAGTTCCTGTAAAATATACACTCGCGGCATATCCAATTTCTCAATCGTGGGGAATGGGTTCTGGATACAAATACGATGGTCAAGCTGCGTCTGATGGAGCAAATTGGAAGTTTTCTGATGGATTCTCTGAAAAATGGATGAGCGGTTCCTTGACAGATTGCAG